ATGTGATGCCTCTAATGATCTTTTAACTGCATTAAGAACGGCGAATCTTATTAAGGATAAGCCGGCTCTACCACAACCAGAAAATACTGGTAAAGATGAATCTAATGGATTCTTTGGAGGAATATTTAACTCTATTGGTGGTGCTATTTCTTCCTTGTTTCAAGATGAAGAAAATCCAAGTGTTCAATCAAAATATGAATCTTTTATTAACGATGAAAAAATAGATAAACTTGATAAGAGCGCATACAATACAATTGCTCTTCAAAATGACATTTCCTTTTTATCAAAATTTGGAAACAAAGCCACACTTACAAAACAAGAAATTAATCGTACACGTACAGATATACTACGCTCTTTACCTGAAGATCAAGGAACAGAAAATTATTATATTCTTTCTTTAGAGCCTGAAGAGATCACAGCTATGAAACATATAACTGCTTTCTCTGATGTAAATACCCGTACTTTTCTAGAAGCTCTTATGGTAACGCCTACTGATGCAGGGATGAACTCTGTTATTAAACCCAGTATTGGAGATCTACCTGCACATCAACATTGGGCTAGTCTTGGTTTGGATACTAATCAACAACGTATGCTTCAGCATGTTTTACAACAGGGGGGCAAAAAAGGTATCTCAGGCCAGATAGTTGAGTTAGCCAGAGAGGGTGATAAAAAGAAAGAAGCTGAAGGAGCCGTTAAAAGGTGGTTGAGAGAACAAGAATCTAAATATAAGAGCGTTGGAAGAACATGGCCGCCGGATAGAGCCATAGGTGTTCCCCGTGAGTTTACTACAGACGGTGAGTACGGTGAGTACCTTACAGATGAATTCTTAGTTCGTCTTGGGTTTGAACCAAGAGATCCAAATCACTGGTATGAAATACCTATAGTTGCTCCCATAGTTAAAAAATTATTCGGATATCCAATAAAAGGTTTTCTTTGGGTGGACCAATTTGCTGCAGATGGTACATATCGTGCACTAGCACAAGATTCTGCTTCAAGACCAGCTAAGAACTTATCCCATGTACGAGACATGCCTTGGAATAGATACCATCGTAAGAATATAAATCTCACTGGTGGAAACATTTTTGAAGACCTAGCGAATATAACCCATTTCCCACTTGGTACGATTGGTGGGCTGAGTAGTCTTGGTAGGAAAACACTAACAGCTGTGTACACTTCCATAGGTAAAAGAGCAGAAGAACGTGGTGATACTGAAGCAGTAGCGGCGATGCAGAAAGCAATTAAATTTTCAGAAAAGCTTGACATTAGCGATGAAATTGACGGTGGAATTTGGCAGTATACAAAAAGCTACCATGCACAACCAAACTACTATATTAATAAAACTCCGTGGTTTGGTAAGCAGTATCAACAACATGTACCAGACTTGAACAGTCTCGAAGCAAACAAAGATGCTATAACTAAGTCTTTTAAAGAAGCCTACCCTAATCTATCTGCACCTGATTTAGATTTTGAGGGAAGACTTGCTGGTTATATGGACCTTGAAACTAAATTAGTACACGAAGATTCTAGAGAAGGTAGTAAACACCGAGTTAACTACTCATATATCTACAATAATATTGCCAGTGATAAAGATAGAACATGGATGGATGACGCAGGTGGTGGTCTATTTGAGATGCATTGGCAACCAGATAGAAAAATTCATTATCTAAACATGGAACACTTTAACAAGCTAGTTCTTGAAGAAAATTATAGTATACCAGATGCAGTCGATGAAGCTGTGAACATGGCTGGACAAATGAGAGCAGGATGGTCGATGAGCACTTTTGCTCCTCTAGATCTTGTAGGACCCGGACTTGGAAAAGCGCTTACTAAAACAGGACTTGCTGCTGGAAGCAAAGCGCGACTAGCACGAGTATCTCCCGGTCTGAATACCTTTTTAAGTACAGTCGGTAGTAAATCTACGGTTTCCTATAAAGCTGCTAGACAACACCTATTTGATGTGACTAAAAGACTTGCTGCTTTAACAGAAACAAGAAGTGGAAAAATAAATGATATCCTAGTAACTTCGGGTAAAAATAGAGACTTACCACAAGAAGGTCGTTCAGTCTTTCAAGAACTTGTTGGACGAGGTATTAAACTAAAAAGAAGCGATGTCGTAAATGCTCTTCTTAAGAACAGAGCATTCCGAAATTTAAAGAAGCCAGTAAAAGAAGGAGATATGTTTCTCGATCCTATTACAAATGAACCAGTGGCCGCATCTGTTGCAAGGGCAAATTTTGATGATGTTGTTAATGATATATATGCAATACTTAGAGATAGTATTCCTATTAAAACATGGGAACAAAACGTCCCATCGTATAGACGCAATCTTGTCGATGAAGGTCTTGCATTATTATCTGATGAGACTTACCAAGTAGGTCGTGGTATGGGTACTGTCCCTTTTGGACAAGTTGAAGAAGTAGCTAGTTCACTCATCGGAAGAATTAAACAAAACTTTAAAGGAATATACACAGTTAACAAAGGAGATATGCCTTCTGACGTAGGTGTACTTGATAAAGAAATAGACGAACTTACAAAGTTACAACAAAGACTTGAAGAAGTAATAAATAACGCTGAAGGACAGGCGGCTACGTCGGGTTTAGAGCAGCTAGATGAGTTTGAGTTCCTTATAGACACATCAGATCTTGACCCCCACATGTTAGGTAAAGCAGTAGTTCTATCAGATAATTATCTTGACTTAGAATACTCACTAAAGAACATATTTACATTGGCGCGAGCTAATAAAGCAAGCATGGCACTTGCTACTTTAAATAAAGTAGACGATGGAATAAATAAGTTTGGTGGAGCAGGGGATGAAATTGCAGATAGGATGGCGGGATCCGCAGACGGAGTACAACCAGATGAGACTGGGAAGCTGGTTCCCCTTTTCGATGCCGGTCGCTATTTAAAAAATTGGCTCTTTGCAAAGACAGGTCAAGGTCCACAACGAGATGCTGTGTTAACAGCAGCACAAACTACACTAAGAGAATTCACTTCTATGTTAGTAGTTTTTCAAGATCAATTTAAGTATTATACAGCTCCTGAAAGAATTGTATTTATTCGGGGTATGCTAACTGATTTACAAAGGGTTAAAGATAACCCTGTAGCCTTATTACACTGGTTGATAGATAATAAAGTTGGAGATGTTTTATATTTAGATACAGCTAGAGCATTGGATATTTTAAGACAGATTGATCTTGATAAAGTCGGATCTCTAAAAAATCTACCTCAAACAGAAGATGCACTTCCCCGATGGAACGCAGAATTTAACTCTGAATTAGTTCGAGAAGTTACCAAAGTACTTATGGATGAAAATCACTTTGACCTTGCACAAGATGCAACAGGTGCATTAGCTATTCAAAACCAGTTAAACTCTTTTGCATCAAGAATATTTCTTGCACGACCCTCATTCGTAGTACGAAACTGGGCCGCTAACAAAGCATTGATGGCTTTAAGTGGTACCCCTCTTTCAGATGCTACTGTGATATCTCAGTCTCGATTCAACTCTTTGTTTAATGGAGTAGACTTTGCAACAAGACAGCAACCTACTAGGTCTACTGGAACTAGTGAAGCAAGTCTTGGTCCTATACGAGGTGAAAGTGTTCTAAAGCAAATGTTTGATGTAGCTGTAGGTTCTCGTGATGAAAAGGTTTTAAAACAACGAAACTTTATCAAAAGGTTAGGTCGAAGAGCATACGGTGATGGACTGTTTCCGGGATTTGGTGGTACACCATTCTTTTATGCTAGGCAGCTATCTGGTTTCGTAGAAAGTGTAGACCGACGAAACATTGTAGATAAAGCTACGTATAGATTCTACCGAAGAATTGCAAGTAAAACAAGATTACGTAGAGTCTTAGCTGAACGTAACCCTAACGCACTTCGTATACTTGATGAAAAAGATCCTTCTGGCACATTAATGGATGAGATATTTAATCATTTCCAAAATCCAACTACGCTAACAGATCAAGATATAGTACGAGTAGTACAAGCTGTTACAGATGTAGATGCTCAAATAGGAGAAGCTTTTACTCTTAGTATCCCTAAAAGTCCATCACAGTTACTTCATGAAGCTGGATTTGATGTTCATGGATTAATAGATGCAGATGTAGATGCACTTCTTACTCCTCTAATGGGGGAGATGCTCAGCCATACTGGAACGGTTAAACGACAGGTAGTTAATCCTATAACAGGAGAAATAACAGAAGAATATGTGTCAAATCCATTACAAGCAGCTCATGCGTTACAACAAGCAATCGAAACACTTATTGGTGACGTGTACGAACGTGCACGACATGTTGCTATTGTAGGTGGACTCGAAGTTAAAGATGAACTGATACGTAGTCAACACATTATTAATCGTGTAGAGAAGGGACAAGCAGATGACATTTTTGATTTAACACCTGAAGAGTTACAAGATGAAATGCACTCTAGCTTTTTTCAAGTGTATGATACTGTATTCACTCAGGTAAAGACCTATCTAACTGGTGGAAACGAGGCTATGCTTACTGAGTCACAAGTAGAAGCAGCACATGAATTTGCACTACAAGCAATGATGTCTGCCTCTAAAGCTATTAGAGACATGGAAGAGGCTCGTTTACTTATCAAGGAGACTATTAATGATCCAGATGCTTACTTAGAAGCACGATATGGTTACCTACGTGAACTCTTTGGTATTAAGGACGAGCCTGAGTTTCAAATTACAAATCAGATGATCCATGATCAGATGGCTAAGTATAATCTAAACCAGTATGTAGATCCAGATAAGGTTATACCTCCTTGGGCAGACCCTAATACTGTCTTGGATGGTACAGCTAGACGTGTTCGACATGCTGAACTTCCTAATGAGATTTACCATGTTACGAGTAAATCAAACGAAATAGATAAAAGACACGGTATCTTAGCAGTTACTGAAGCGAATGCTAAAGAACTGACTGGTGGTGGTCTTGGTGGTCCAGTAAATAATCGTGTATCTACAACTACAAGTAGAGAAGCTGCGGATAATATTGCACTTGAAATGAAGAGAAGGATTGAATTATTTAATACTCCGTTGAGTAGAGTAAGTGCAAAACTAAAGCAATTTGCTAAAGAAGATGCTGCAAGAGGACGTGTGCCAATTTCTTCAGTTGTAGACAAAAGATTTCTTGATGATGATCTTAAAGGTTATCGCGCTAGACTACGTGGACGAGAAATAAGTGTAGAGGAATACAGTGAGTTTTACCATATTGGAACAGGAAAAGGTAAGATACGTCCAGAGGACGCAATCAGTAGAGGGATTCCGCGTATGGAAGAGCTTCCTCCTAAAGACGTTAAGGCAATAATAGATCTTCGAGAAGCTAGAGAATCTATACTAACCAAAGATCAACTACTAACAAGCTATCTGAAGAACAGACAGCTAAAAGCAGAAGAAGCTGCTGGTGCTCCACTTAAACTAGGAGATCCTTTTGTAGACCCTCTTTTCGTCAAACCACGCACAGTTGGAGATATAGGCGATATATTCATGCAAGATAATGCCTATGCTGATAATCTTCTAAAATTAACAGCAGATGATGTGGCAGTTATAACTATCCCTAAAGAAACTATTCCTGATAACACTTGGATGGTTACTAATGAGGTCGAATCGTTAGGTGAAATACAGATATTTTCAGATTTATTGAAATACAATGGACCGTCTGGCGAACAAATATCAATACTTCCTGAAAAGCCTACTATGGATTGGCTCAAGCAAATACAAGAATTTACAGATACATTTGGTTATAAGCCAATAGAACGTCTTATTGATGACGCACTTGGTATCTTAGAGGAGGCTCCCCTTGGTCAAGACATGACCGGAGGTATTCCAGTCCATCTACGGGATGTACCAGCAGAAGTACAACAAGCGGCAGATCGTGTTCGAGAGATACTTAGTACTATGCGAATGGAATCTATTAAGTCTGGTAAAGTTGTTAATGAAAATGAGCTACAGTCTTTTGGTAAGTTAAAATTTGTTATTCAAAAACGATTAAAAGAAAAGATGCAAGGTGTAGACTTTGATAATGTTCCAGATTCTGTGAAGGGGAACATCATTAGGGAGACACTGACGGAGATTATTCAGCATAGGAATCTTGTTCATCTTGGTGAAGATCTATTCCAGTTCAATGCTAAAACTATTGGTGGAGACTTTTTAACAAAGTCACAAAGAAGTATATTTACTGATGAGATCATCAATGCTGAAATAAACAAGATGGTAAATAATGGTGACCTTGTTGAATTCACTCTTAAAGCAAAAGAAAATGGTAAATACCAATGGATTGATCCAGATGATATTGGTGATTTTGACAATACTGTAACAGTTGTACAGCCCCATAGGTTTACTGTAGATAACAGAGTAGACTCTGTTTGGCAAAAAGACGGCAAAATAAAAGCTCCTTACGCAGCAAATATAAAACATGCACCATTTAACCGTCCATTAAGTAAAGCAAAAATGATGAAGTTGATGTATGAGTTTGCAGAAAATGTAGAGATACTTGCTGCGAGAGCAACTATGTTGAAATTATCTGACCCATCATTAGCAAATAAAGCGGCTAAGTTAGATGATGATCTTAATCGTATTGCAAATGCAAAAATAAAAAAGATCTATGCACTTGCTGATGAGCTTTTAGGAGAACAAGAAGGTGTTCCTTTTAGAGGTAGTATACCAGCTAAAGATTCAAAGATTCGTTTAGAGAAGTTTAGAAATGATGTTGAAGAAATATTTCAAGGAACTGGTAAAAATGGAGAGACTAAGGGTTACGTTGAAGATGTAGCCCCAAGAGTAAATAACTTACTGGTGGAACTAGGCTTTAGTCCAAAAGAGCTAGACTTACGTAAGAATGGACAACATCTAGCTGACAGAGTTGGCCGATCAGTTAGTCACAATCAAGACGTACATGCATATGAAAGATGGATGGCTGAATGGGCACCTAAGATGTCTTTCTTAAAGAAACTAAATAAAACTCTTCAAGAAGACTTAAAGAACTCTGTGATACCTACAGAAGTAGATGATGAGTTAGGTGTACTAAATCAAGTTAGTCCTGATTCTTTAGTTCTTACATTTGTTGAAGCTATACGAAGATGGGATGAAGCACAATCTATTCGTGCGCATGGTTTCCACATGGATACAGAGTTGGATAAAGAGTTAATTCGCTCAGTAAATGAGTCTCTGGTAATTAAGAATATGCCACAAGATTTAAGACAACAAGAATTCATGCCTTCTAAAGGAATCTTTAATAGAGGAATTCCTCAAATGAATACATGGGATGATGTTATAACCTTTGCAGACGAATACAGTCTTGAAGTCCATCTCCCACTTCAATCTATAACTGGAACTGAAAGCTCTAGAACCCTCTCTGTTCCCCTTTGGAAGTTAAGCACACCAGAAGGAGCGACTAAAGATATAAGTGCAACTGGAGATACTCTACGACGTGGAAGAATAGTAAGCCCTGCACAAGAGTGGATTGCATCTCAAACAGATCCTTGGCAGTTAGGTAATAACGGATTCTATCGTGGGGATGAAGCAATCCTTCCACCTCAATTTGGATTTGGAGCACATCGTAGAACAGATGGGACACTCTTAGAAGATGTACCTGCACAAGGTATCAATGGGCGTGTGTTTTTGCAAAAGGCTCCTGTTGGGTATAAACCGTTTATTACCGATGATACATGGGCAAAAGTTGGTAAAGATGGGGTTGATTGTAGAAAAATTGGTATCTTTGTTAAAGAGGATGCAACAGAAGAAGAGATTACAGAAGGAATTTTAAGACTTGCTTTATACCGTAATCGTTTAAGAAAAGATGCTAAGAAACTTGGTTGGGACTTTAGACAAGAATCGCGTGGTCAGTATAACTGGACAGGATTCCAAGCATCTTGGTCAGGTGTTACAGGTGAGCTAGACGAGAATACTCCTTTATGGGCTTATCCAAAAACAGTTGTAGATGAAGTACGAAAAGTTATTAAAGAAGTTGAAGACCTTTCTAACAGAGATTCATCTGCATATAAGGATATAGTAAATAAGCTTAAAAAGGAAGGCTATGAGGGAGCCGCACTTAGTTATGAAATTGATCTTCGTCGAAGAGCGTTAAAAGACTTAGGTGCTTACATGGTAGAACAATGGCACAAAGGGTTTCCTGTCTATGGTGATAGTAGAAATACACTAGATAGTGTACTACCTATATGGACACAGTTTAAAAGAAGTTCTGATTCAATACGAAGTGCTCGTGGTAGAGCACCGGGAGCACTACAGTCAACTGCACAAGATGCACCTGCAGGTTTCTTTAATTATGAAAAAATGAATCCACTAGATTCATACGAAGTAAAACTTACTAAAGCTGAAGCAGACGAAGTAGTTAAAGGGCTAGAAGAACTATCTAAAGAAACCAACAATATGAGAAGACAAGCTCGTAAATACGCAGAGTCTTTTGGAGACTGGATACTTCACGATTACAGCAATACAAACAATCTTGATTATCTACTTAGATGGCTGGGTCCATGGCATATTTGGCAGACACGTACATTTGGAAAGTCTGCTATCTCTTTAACAGAGAACCCTGCTTTACTCTCGTATGTATCACATTTCTTATCTACAAATAAGGATATTAACAGGCAGAGAGAAGTATCAGAATGGTCTGAAGAAGACTTGCCAGTAGGTATGATGCTAGAGCCTTTTGTGTCAATGGCACAAGCAGGGGGAGCAGACCCTAATGATCCGTGGTTAAGAACACTAAAAGATGTATCAGAAGGTGCAACACTAAATGTTGACGCACTTGCTTTCTTTAATGATCAATTTTCTTATTATCCTGCAGCAGGACGTGTACCTGAAGGGGAAGACCCAATAAATACTCTTAAACAGTATAGTACATGGGGAAAAGCAGCCGAGCTTTATACTGGTGGGGCACATATGTCTATGAACCCCGTCTTTACAATGCTGTTGGGTCTTACAGGTCAGTTTGGTCCAGAGTATGATTTTCAACAAAGAGCTATTGCACCACTAGCAAGACAAGGTGAAGTAACATTAGGTATATTAGATAAACTAATACCTATTAATATTCCTTCGCAGATACTGCGTACTGATTCAGATATTAGAACAATAGATAATGAGTACTTACAACAAGTTATAACACTGTCATTTAGGCATGGCCCAGACTCAAAACAAGTGGAGGAACTCGTTGCAGCATGGCGTGAGTGGAGCACAATAAAGCACAAGCCTACTGTAGATATCCCATTATTACACTGGTTAAATGGTCCGTTTGGAAAAGAGTACGATAATCCAATACATATAGAGCTTGTTAAATCTGCAAATAGGAAAGGCAACATTAGAAATGCATCGTCCGTACTTGCAGGGTTCCCTCTAAACATTGGGTATAGAAAAGTTGTTGATCCTGAGACAGGCAAAGAGTATTCACCTTATGACTTCTTGAATGAGTACTACAACATAATTAAACAGAACATACCTAAAGGTGCTAAAGATAAAAAATTAGCCGAGTACTTTAAAAAGCATCCTTATGTAAGAGAGTATACTGCTTTAAAGAAGCTAGGTGGAGATGCACATGAGCAAGTAACTGTTGCAATGGCTACTTCTATGAGGTACAACTTCATAGATGAAAATAGGCGTATGCAGCAAACACAACTTGAGAACTTACGAGTAGATGTACCTACCGCAAGTATGGATAACCCTATGGGCAGCGCATTTATGATGTCGAATCCAGAACTTCAAACAAGATTAGCCGTAGTTCAAAAAGCGTATGACGATGCTGATATAGCGAATATGAAAGAGATTTATGAGCTTACAGGTATTAACACAGGTCTTCCTGAAAATGAGTACGGTCTAATACACCCTAACTATAAAGTAGATAAAAGGCAGTTTGGTAATCCAAACTTGTTCTATGATATTATAGAAGAAAATTTGTACACCAATGATATGTTTATGACTATTTTTGCTGATGATCCTGCAGCAGGTGTTGTATCTATTAAAAAGATAATTGACCTAGCAAACAGTGGTACTGTATTTGAGGGTTTTGATACTCCTGAAGTTAAAGCAGCTATTGAAGATCTAAACGCAAACAGACGAAAACGTTACGGTGCTGGTTCGGAACTGGGTTTAGATTATATAACTATTGGGATGCTAAATGGGTTCTTAATGCAGAACCACATACAGTCTTTACGTAATCAAAGAGACCTAGTTGCACCACGAGCATACAGTGAAGAATTCCGTAATAAGTATACAATTCAAGGGTACAATGTTGCTGATTGGCCTCAATGGTACAGAGACAAAGAAGAGTGGGAAACTAAATTTCAAACACAAAGTCCAGAAGAGTACAAATTATTTAAAATTTATGAAGCTAGTAATGGTAGCATAGAATACATTATTGATGAAGCTATTCAAGAAGTAATGCGTGAACCATTAACGGCTATTGCAAGTGTGTTTACTAACACAGATAACGCTATTCTTATTTCAGAAAGAATAACAGCTATCGAACAAATGTGGCTACCACCTACTGAAGATGATATTTTACAATGGCTTAGTAACAATGAGTATGGTAATGTCTGGATGCAACATAATGATTTCAGTGCGGAAGAAATCCGAAACCGTATTAGAGAACGACTTAACACTGTAACAGATATTACACTTGCAGATATGCGCGAAGGTAAGTGGGAACGTAAAGCTTCTATACTGCGGGCAGGACTTGCAACTGGTACTGATAAAAAAGAAGAACGACATTTTTGGGCACCGAACCAAGAGTCTATTATTTACGATGAAGAGACACTAGATGAGTTTGAAGATGCTATGCAGTTTAAAGCAAACATGGATGAACTACGAAAGCAGGGGATGCCATATATAGGTCTCGAACCTGCTACAAATATGACGCATCGTAACTACGTTAAGTACTATAGAGACGATTATGAAACATTTATAGCACAACAAACTATTGTTAACCAACTTTATGAAGAGGGCATGTACGAAGAAGCTCAAGCTGCTAGAGAACTATTTAAACAACGTAATAAATATGATCAGAACATTTCTGATTATGTCACTTCTAATGTATCTGATTATGGTAATCCAACAACAGGACTAGTATCTAGTGGTAGTAATACTGCAGCTATAGGTAGGAAATACAAGATATTTGATCTTGGTGAAAATCCTGCTATGACTAGTGCAGCACAAAACACAAAAACGATGATGGTCAATAGATTCTATAGAGATAAAGCTGATGTACCGGGAAATCTAATCTTCGAGCACTTTGCAAGAAACGGTGTTGCAGATAGAACAAGTATTCAAGATATGTGGGAGACTTTATACCCAAGACTTCTTTCTGTATACCCAGATATGGCTAGCATGTCAGCAATTAAGGCATTGTTAAGTTCTACTGGTCAAGATGGTATTGCGGGTAAAGACGCTCAGATTGCTACATTCCAATACATTGATGCGCTCGCATCTTTAGTAGCAAAAGTGAACGGAGTTGCTCCACTAAATGCGAGAGCTTACCGTACTATACTACCACAAAGAAGTAGACAAATGGGTCAAACAAGTTCCCCCACAACCTCTGGTGCTGGAGGCTTACCAACTTGGGATGATGTAGAACGACATATTGACACAGTATTCCGTGACACATCTTTTAAACAGGCTCTTATACAATACTTAATGAGTCCAACTACTAGACTAAGTAAGAATCATGAGCGTATACTACGTGCTATGCACAGAACTTACCCAATTGGGGCAGGGTATACATTTGATAAATGGATACAAGCTTTGAAATTAATTTATCAAACAAAGACGCTTGTAGGAGTTGGGTCAGGTACAAGAGGGAGAAATTCAACTTTCTCATATCCTTCTAATGTACCAAGACTCGCAAAACGTAGAGATTAACACTTGTCAAAAGTTGACAATAGTGTTATAATAAGTATGAATGGAGGATTAGTATGACTAACGAAACAGAGGATATTGTAGAGCAGTCCACGGACTCACTTGACCATAATCCCAATCTGTCATCAGATGACATGCAGACCAAAATCTCAGAACTAGAGGCCGAGAAAAAAGACTTGAACTCAAGAGTCGGTGATATGGCTCGTAAGATGGGGGAACAAGAACGTGACCTTGAAGGTAAATACCAAGAGTGGTACACGGGATTGCAATCTTATTATGACGAGCAGCTCAAATCGAAAGATGGAGCTATCAACACTCTCGAACAACGATTAATCGAAGCCGACGACACAGATGGAGCCAAATTGGTTCTTGAAGAGAGACAACAGCGTGAATCAGCTGCTGCAAAAGCGGAACAAGAACGTAGAGAACAACAATTGCGACGGCAAGAAGTACTCTCAACGGCTATTCAGCAAGCAGTAGGTTCGTTTCCCGATGTTGACCCTAGTGAACTATCGGGTGCTACAACACCTCAAGAGGTTTGGAAAATGGCTGGTGACCTTACTGCTAAAGCGCAAGAATCAAAACTTGATGACAAAATGAACGCTTTAAAAGAAGAACTATTAGCTGCTGTCAAACCCAATAGAGATGCCGAAGTACCCGCACAAGAAGAAGCATCCCGTACACCGGGAACATCGCGTGGATCTGAAACTGCCTCAACGAGTAGGCGCGATGGCAGCAATGCTGTCAACGCAGGGCTAATTGAGCTGGAGGAAAGATATGAACAGGCCCGAAAGGGACGGAAACTCGCAGTGGCTATTGCAATTCAAGGGGAAATAATTTCTTACAAGAGAAACTTTGGACTCCAATAAATAAATTTGGAGGAATACCTAAATGGTAACAGCATTTACAGGCACTGATGGTGCCGCAGGTGGTATGAGGTCTATCTTTGATAGTAGCGCCTATACTACTAAACAGAATGTATCAGAATTCATTGATGCAATCGACCCAAGGGATATTCCATTACTTTCCATGTTGGGCATGGGTGATGAAGCAGGATCTGCTAACGCAGGTGCTGATTCGTTGGCCTACCCTTGTCTTAATACGACACATACATGGCAGAGTGATGAGCTAATCCCTTCACAAGTTCTACTAACTGGTTCAGATGGATCAGGTGGTGAAACACTAACAGTTGGAACAACTTCAGTTAACTACTTTAAGATAGGCGACTTGATTAACGTAGGTAACGTAGCCCGTACTTACGGTGTTGTGACAGCAATAAGCACATCTGGAGGTACTTTAACTATTGCCGCAGCAGATGAAACAGAAGACGCAGCACACGGACTAGGTGTTAACGTATCTGGTCAGACTATCTACAATCTTGGTAACTTGCAAGCAGATGGTGCGACCTTCTCTACGGTCTATAATTCAACTGCGCTAGGTACAGATAGTAATTACACTCAAATCTTTCACGATGCAGTATCAGTTTCTGGTACTTCAGAGTCAATTGAGAAGTTTGGTATTACTAATGAGTTTGATAGAGAGTTTGCTAAGAAGTTCCAAGAAATCGTAATTAAGCTTGAAAGAGCTGCTCACTACGGTATCAGGAATGACGTTCCAGCTGCTAACACTGCAGCTGCAGCGCGAAGAATGGGTGGTCTATATGGGTTTATTAAAACCTCTGCTACTGCCAATAGTACAGATGGCGCAGATGCCAAACTGACTGAGAAGCTTCTTATGGATGAACTACAAAACATCTGGAATGATGGTGGAAAGCCAGACACGATTCTAGTAAACGCAACACAGAAGCGAGTTCTCTCTTCTTTCGCTAGCCCGTATGTACGGACTGACCGAATGGATACTGGACTCGGTGTGATTGTAGGTACTTACGAGTCTGAGTTTGGTGATCTAGACATTGTTCTTGATCGCTATGTACAGCCCTCAGATTTGATTATACTTCAAAGAGAGTATATCGGAATTGGTGCACTTAAGGGTAATGGCAACGACCGTTCATTCTTTACTACACCAGTCCCAGTAGACGGTGACCGACAAACCGCTACGATTACGGGTGAGTACACAATGGAAGTACGAAACGCAGATAAAGCTCATGGCTGGATCTACGGTCTTAGTACAACCTTAAGTTAAAGGAGGAGGTGATATAAATGGGTAACACTGCAGAATCATACAGGTTCTTTGGTCATACTATGCCCAAAGTTGATGATCACTTTCGATTACCGATAACAGTACACATTCCTGGAAACTTAGCAGAAGATGAAGGAATAGCTGACGCTACTGATGGTATCGTTGCTAAATTTTCAGCTCCTGCTTCTGGGTACGTGGACATGTACGACTACTATGTTGGAACAAAATCTGGAGCTACAAATACGGTAATACACCTTAAGAATAGTGTAACTGCACGAGCAGCTACGGCTATCCTTACACTAACAGCAGAAGCTGTCGGTGCTTTCGGTGTAGCTACCACTGATTTGTATCTACAAAAAGGTGACGTAGTTGAAGTAGATGTGCAGTCCTCACACGGGACTCACGCTATTGATACGACGATGATCTTTCATATGAGAGTTTAGTATAGTTAGTTAGGGGGGATTAAGTTCCCCCCTTCTACTATAAAGGAAGTGGAAAATGTCAGGTGGAGTATCTTATGGGCACAATTTACAAAATTCTATGCCCTATATGGACAACTTAACTTTAGTATCAGCTGCTGCTAGAACTGCTAGTGATACAACAACTGTGAAAGGGCTTGCTCCATATACAAGTGCGTATTTCATGCTTGATGTTACAGCCGCAGCCACAGAAGCAGGTGACAAACTTGCTGTATTTATTCAGCGAGAAATGCCTAATGGTGACTGGATGGATATTATATCCTTTACAGAAGTCTTAGGTAACGGGGGTGCAAAGAAGCTTCGTGCTGATGTATATCCCGGTGCTACAGGCGGTGAAACGTCTGGAACAATTAACGATGGAGCACTGACAGCTGGTTCAGTTGCTGACCTTGCATGGGGTGATGCACTCCGATTCAAGTGGATAGTGACAGATGCTGGTTCAGACAATGCCTCATTTACTTTTTCAGTAACAGGGACATTTAGAGTCTAATGGCTGGTCTTACGACAGGTGAAGGTAATGTAGGAATTGCTGCTGGTAACGTCGGTAGTGAAGAACAATATGGGGGTTCTGGTAATCTGTATGCTAAGTTTAAATACTCAGCTGTAGAAATCCAGAACATCTATAGAAGAATAAGAAGAAGGCGATTAGCCTAGAGGAGAAGGAATGGCAGGAACAACAGCATATCCCGCTGCGTTAGATACTAATACTAACTTAAATGAGAACCTTGCTGACAACGTAGACACCGTTTCGGCTGCTCATCAAAACAACCAAAACGCTGCACTTAAAGCGATACAGGCTAAGGTAGGTATTGGTGCAGATACGGCCACTACTACACAAATGCTTGTAGGTGGTGCGTCAGCAGGATCTAGTGCATGGGTAACTATGTCTGGTAACGCAACGATGACAAACGCAGGTGTAGTAAGCGTAACTGGGGGAACATTTAGTTCCACTCTCTATGTAAACGAAACTGCTAATGGTAGTATGACGCTCGGTGCAACATTTAACCAAGGTGCAAATGATGATGAAATACTTGCATTTAAGTCAAGTGATATTGCACATGCATATACTACAGGTGGTGAAACAGACACCTACGCATCCATGAAAAAAGCCAATGCTACAATAGGTGGATTAAAAGTAACCTCTATAGCAGAGGATGCTGCAGAAGATACAATAACAATAGTAGACTCCATTGGTGGTACTGCTATGACAACTAAATCTACATCTGGTGTAGGACTAGTCAACGTACTCGTAGCAGAGCACGATGGGTCTAACGCACTAGCAAACATTACAGCTGACGGAAACGTATTCTCTGTTCAGGCTCATGTTGGTGGCGGGTATCTTACAAGATTCATGGTAGACGAAGATGCAGATGCATACATATTTGGTAACGCAATTGTCACAGGTTCAGTTACAGCTGGCGGTACAACACTAACTGGAGCAGCTGCCGCAGTCAATTATGGTGACGCGAATATCGTACTACACGGAAGAGTATTTTCCTAGGAGGAAATAAATGGCAACTATAACAAAGGACGACTTATCAGGCAGCACTACCGGTCAAATGATCGCAGTAGCGGCCACATCCTCCGCAGGAACTACCATTCACACAGCAGTGGCTGGTACAACTAACTGGGATGAAATATGGATCTATGCAAATAACATAGATGGAACAGATAGAAAACTTACTATTGAGTGGGGAAACACTACAGCTATTGGTGGACATATTGAGTACACCGTAGTAGCTGAGTCAGGATTAGCTCTTATAATTCCCGGACTTCTTTTACAGAATGGGCTTATAGTTAAAGCGTTTGCTGCAACTACAAACACAATTATGATTTCGGGATATGTTAATAAAATAACTGCCTAGGAGTGGTAAATGACTAGAGTAAACCAACATAGAACAAATCCAAGCAAGGCTGTTTCTAACTTTAAAGGAAGGTGGGATACAGTTTTTGCTTGGCCTTCAACAGCTGTTTCCACATGGTTAAACGGAATTGGTGGTGGAGGAGCAGCTTGGGCTACAATAGACGGAGGAACCGAGTCACTTTATAGTGGTTGGCATGCTGAGATATTCCTTAGTAGTGGCACATTAACTGTTTCATCTCCCGGATACATCGATCTACTGGTTGTAGGTGGAGGTGGAGGTGGTTCAGGAGGTACATCAAGTAATGGTGGTGGTGGAGGTGGTGGCGGCGGAGCCGTTCGTAGACAAGCTAATTTTATCCACCCTGATGCCGATGGAAATACTTCACTTGATGGCTGGATTTACGTAGAAGCTGGTAGTTATACTGTTTCAATTGGAGCAGGTGGTGCTTCTAATGGAGGTGCCAGTAACAATGTGGGAACTCAAGGAACACAGAGTTATATACAAGCACCTACTGGCACACCTTTTTTTGATGGTTCTTCTGCTTCAGATTTCGCTCGCGCTGGCGGCGGAGGCGGTGGAGGCGGAGGTACTAATGCTGGGGGTGCTTGGAATCAAGGAAGCCCTACTGGAGTAATCGCTGCATCTGGTGGATCAGGTGGTGGCGGTGGTCAAGGACCTATGTGGGGTTTTGGTCTAGCTGGTGGAAATGCCGGTGCTGGTGGAATGACTATGGGATTTGGTGGTGGTGCAGGAGGCTATAACAGTTCTGGTGGTTCTGGGTATGGTGGTAACCACGGTGGTGGTGGTGGTGGTTCAGGAAATGATGGAGCAGGTCTTGGACAATCTGGAATTCCTACATCACAAGAATATACTGGGGTTCCGTGGGAAGACGGAAGTACAACAAAATACTATGGTGGTGGCGGCGGCGGTCAACGATATGAATTTGATGGAACTGACACTGCATACGGCAGTAGATCTTCTGGAAACTCTAACTCTCCGGGTGGCTCTGCTCCTCCTTATATGAGAACTGATGACAATAGTGCTTCACTAAATAGTACTGGTTCTGGTGGTTGGGGCCGAAGTGGAGCAAGTGGAGGTCACTTAGGTAATGGAACTTTTGATAGTGCTAGTACACCAGCACCTCAAGATATGTATGGAAGAGGCAATTCTGGTGGTGGCGGAGGTGGCAATAGATATGGTAGCTACGCTGCTGGTTACGCTGGTCATGGTGGTTCCGGTATAGTTGTAGTGAAGGTAGCAGTATAATGGCTCATTTTGCAAAACTAAATGATAGTAACGTAGTTTTAGAAGTAGTTGTTATTGCTGATAGTGATGCTCCAAATGAAGCTGCTGGAATTGCTTTTTGTAAATCTTTATTCGGTGATGATACAAATTGGAAACAAACTTCTTATAATACATTTGAGGGTACTCACGGATTAGGTGGAACTCCATTTAGACTAAATTATGCTGGAGGTAATATATACGATCCTACTTTAGATGGGTTTATTGAAGTTAGACCAGCTGATGATGATGGTGATTCTTGTGCTTCTTGGACATTAAATAACTCTACTGGAAAGTATGTACCACCAATTGCTATGCCGGATGACGGGAAGGTTTACAAGTGGGACGAGTCAGTACATCAAGCAGATAACACGCAAGGATGGGTGAAAGTTGCAGATGGAATCGCATCTGGAGAGTAAATGTCAACTCAGCGTGAGTCTATTGCACGTATTGAAGAACAGTTGGCGGATGTGATAGAACACATCCATAGAATAGAAAAGAATACTGCTATTACTAACGGCAGGATAAGTAAGTTAGAACAATGGAGAGCTGGTATACTAGGCGGGGGAACCTTACTTACAATACTAGCTGGAAGCAGTGCCGTATGGGTACTGATAGGAGCGTAGCTAATGCCCGGTGGTGGAGTTTATGGAAGAATAATAAGTGCAATCACAAGAGTTCGTATTAGACCTAATTATATAGCAGGTAAGTATAAAGATAAGGGTGTCGGGGCTACCGTACATCCTATGCCCTTTCCGGAATTTTCTATGGCACCAAAGAAAGGAAAGCCAGCAAAAATACTAGGTGCTGGACCAATCGAGGGCCGTGGGGGTGGTACTATTGTATACCCTGAGAATCAAGATAATATTAGAAGGGGTAAAGCTCCTACTATCAAGTACACTCCGCCACCAGTTACACATAGACCTGCAAAACCTAAACCTCCTAAAACGCAAATACTAGGGAGTGGACCTGTACGTCCTACTATTGAATATCCTGAACAGCAAACAATAGCTGTGAAGAGACCGAAGCCAGAGAGAGGAACTATTAAGTACCCTGATGCTCCAAGGCCAGCAACGACAGGACATGGTGGAGCTAAAGGACCGAAGCCACCAGTTAAACCGAGGTTTGAAGCTAAGTTTGAACGGGAGAATCGCTAATGCCAAAGCTAGATGGGAAGAAGTTTGCATATACTAAGGCTGGAAAGGCTAAGTATCTAAAGGCAAAAAAGAAGAAAGAGATTAAGAGTAAGAAAAGCTCTAAGAGGAGCTACTAATGAAAGGGCCAGAAGACTCTAAAATAGACAAATTTTGGAAAGCAGAAATTAGAAGGCTAGAAGAAGAGTTTGAGAATGATATAACTCCAACAGTAGAGAAGACACGATCTGCTGCCTCTACAACTGGAAGAACTCGATCACAACGTAGTGCTGTATTAACTCCAAAATCGTCAGTTTGTTGTGATACAGTTCTTCCTCGAGGACAAACTAAAGGTCGAACTGTTAGTGTACCTACGGTTCCCGGTGTCTCGATAGTAGCGAGTCCATTTAACGATAGGGCTTTCAAAGTGACTCCAATGACTGACCTTGCTCATAGTGGTACTGGACGAGGAAAACATTCCAGAGACCTGAAAAGGCATGAAAGGGGTACAGCTGACTGGGAGAACAGTGTCTCCATGTATGAAGGAACACCAAACACTGCTGAGACTAGAAGTGAAACTATGCCAGCACCAAGAAGGAGCATATAATGCCATTGCCAAATAAAAAAGGGAAAAAACCACTGAAGGGGGGAAAGTCTTATCCAGTACCACCGAGGTTTAACCCTAACAGGAACCCTATGAAACCTTCTACAGGAAATGTTTTAGGGTACGTTAAAGGTGCTAATGCAGTCGTCAATACCGCAGCGAAATATGGTAGTGGTCTAATAGGTGGGATGAAGATGGCAGATGTTGCCAGATCTATAGCACCTAGCGTGGGTAGAGCAGCCAAAGCAGCTGGTAAGAGTCTATTAAAAGATTACCAAGGTTCAGGTATTCAACAAAGGTTTGAAGGAACTCCTATCACAGTTGAGACTAAGTTTGAAACTGAACCATCACCCACCATTAGGTACCCTGAACAGAAGAAAGTACCTCATAAGTATCCGAAGACAGATGCTTTTAGAAATAGACAAGCACACGGAAGAACACCACCAAGGGTAGATGTACCCGATCATGATAAATACTGGATGTTTCCAAGATAGTAGGAGGCCATGACAGAAGAGAAGAAATCCCGTGGATGGTACGGACAGCGCGTAAAAGAACTGGATGTAGAGTTCAAAAAAATTAGAGAAGATCTAGAGCAATTGTTGCGAAACTCCCCTGAAATAATAGGCTTGCTCAATCATCCGATCATCCACGAGTATGAACACTGGGAAAACAGAATACGGCGGATAGAGCAATCGCAACAGTCGTTAATTCATACACAACAGCAATTGGATTCATTAGTAAGACGAGCTGAAATTGCTGCAAAATCATTAGAGAAAAATCAGGGGAGAGGAGCGCGTTAATGAGTAGGCACCATTCCCTTGCGGATTTGAGAGCAGATATAACTACTGAGCTTAGAAATCCAACTACCGCATCTCGGTATACTAATGCAGAAATAGATCTTGCTATCCGTAGAGCGACTAACTATCTATCTGAATACTTCTGGTATGAGGAGAAGGATACAAGTAAAACCTTTACATCTGGTACGTTTCAGTACACTTATAATGACCCAATAAAAGATATATACCGCGTAGACTTTGTGGATTCAGCTTCGAGTCCACCACAGATTTCGTCTGACTGGTATGAAGAAAAGAACATGGCTGGAACAGACCTATACTTTTTAGAAAACCACTCAACAAGCTCGGCTATACATGTATGGTATGAACGTCACCCTACAGCGTTCCCCTCTGACTTGACGATGAACGGAAGTATTAATGCTGCTGTGACAGAGATTCCTATTCATGCTA